TTTGGTGATCATGTTGTTCAGTTCAAAGTCCTCCACCCCATGCAATTCCCCCAGTTTCTGCCAAAGGTAGTGTTGGTACCTTTCGTCATGGTTGCCGTATTTGAAATAAATGGGGCAGTCCAAAGTCTTTTGGATTACCTCCAAAACTTGGCACCCAATGGCCAATTCCTCCGCAAAATTCTTTTTTCGGGGGTCTTTTAGGAATCGGGACAACCCGTGAAAATCGAACAAATCCCCACCAATGACCACCCCGTCAACCTTGTCCTTTTTGGCATATTCTATGGCCGATGAAAGGGCTGGGATTGAATGATATGGGGCATGGATGTCGAAAAGGCCGACAATCCGTTTGTGGCCCTTCAAAACGTAGGGATCAAAGGCCGTTTCATCCGATTCCGGCAGTTTGTATGGATTGTATGGCCTGGGGTCCTTTTTATGGCTCACAGATGTACCATTTTTGGCCTTTCCCTCAATCCGCATCAAATAGGTCCGTATTGCCTGAACGGACGTAAAAAGGGCCGTATTCTCTTTGTAAATAATACGGGCCAATTTTAGGTTGGGGAAATCGGGGAATTTATCCCGGTATTGCCTTACGACTGATATTTTGGTCATGCGATTTTGGTTATGAATTTACGGAAAGTCCAGCCAACTGACAAAACCACCACAATCCACAACCACCACAACCGATATTTAGCCGATTTTTTCCATCCCTCTATTTCCTTGAGGGCCTCGGCATGTTTGCCATTTGCAACCGCCAAATCCTGACGGCATTTGTCTAATTCCTTTTGCAAGGCATCCACCTTTGCATTGTCTTGCCGATAGACAATTTGGGTCCTTATTTTAGTCTTAATGATTGGGATATGTTTTGTAATCACAATCGTGTCATTGACTCGGATTGTGTCAAAAATATACTCCCCTAAAAGGAATGTGTCAACAATGATTGAATCCTTTACAACAATGCTATCCCGAGACGGGTAACGGTCGGCACAAATCTGAGCCAGCCGCCCCGACTGGGATAGCTTTGTTTCGGCTTTCTGCAACTGCTTTTCTGCGTTGCACGACAATAGTGCAAGGCCCAAAATGGGCAGTAATTTGTTCAACATGGTGTTTGTTTTACTTGCCAGTTACGTTGTGATCCTTAGCCACAATAAGGCCCAATGCAGTCAAAGCGGCCGCAATCTGTCCAGCCTGATCGTCTGACAAATACCCCATGTAGGTAGCCAATGCGATGACTCCAACCAATACCCCGGCAAGGGTTGTTTTCCAGTTTTTCATATTAGTCCCGATTTTGTTTGTTAGTTAATTCGACCTGAATTTCACTGATTTTCTTGAAGATCTGTTCCAATTTATGGCTCACATCTTCATCCTTTTTTTCGATATGTTCAAGTCTGATGTCTAATTCCTTTAATTTGATGGTCATTTGTGTGTTCAATTTGACCCATCCGTAAAGAATGGCAACCCCTTGACCAATCAAAAAAATCAGCAATTCCTGGCTCATTTTGCTTCCAATTGTTTTTTCGCTTCTTCATAAATCTTTGCCCGTAGTCCCTCGGATTTTTTAGCTGGCAATTCCCCAAGGCCCTCAAATACCAAATTGACCTCCTCAACGGACAATTCCAATTTGACGGTTTTGGTTTCCTGAGTTGTAAATCCGAACAAGGCAAAAAGGCTGAATGTAATGAATAGGCGTTTCATGGTGTTATTTTTTTTCGTTAATGAAGGTAAGGCCGTATTTATTGCCTACCAAAACGAATGGCCACAAATTGCAAGGGGTGGAATTGTTGCACCAGTCGGTGTATTCTTTACCTTGGATTATGTAGTTTCCGTTAACTGAAACCGACCCGTTTACCATCAACAGTTCCCAATAAAGTGTGGCCGTTGTTTTCAGATCATCTGCAATAACCCGAACCCCAAGATGGGTGGACATCAATGAATCGCTAAACTGGGCTTTGATTGGTTGAATCTTAACCGCTGAAATTGATGTGATGGTTGTGTCAATGGTTTGGGCGTTTGCACCATAACCAAAGGCGAGAAACAAGATAAAGATTGCTTTTTTCATTTTTATTTATTTTTAGTGTACTGCGACCCAATTTGTGCCATCGTAAACATTCAGTTTGTTGTTGGTTGTATCATAAACAACCAATCCAGCAACGGGTGAAACAATTGCCACCATTTGTGCGTTTGTCATTTTAGGAGGTAGAAAGCCTTTTGTTGTACTTGAAAGTTCCAATATAGATGAAGCGACTGCCGCTGCCGTACCTTTACCAATACTTAACGAGCCACCAGTATCCAATCTTGCTAATGCAGAACCTCCGCTTAATGCAGTTCTGAAAATGTGTCCATTGGTGGCATCAAGTCCATAACCTTGATTTGCACCAATATAGAAAGCAATGTTTCCACCACTAACTAATTCTACTGATGTTGATGTTCGTCCGATATAATAACCGCCACCACTAAAAAAATTTACTCTTGGAGTAGCTGAATAAAGATTTATCACTCCCGTTGTTCCATTATTCAAACGCAATTCGGTACCTCCTATTAGTGTAGTTCCGTTGACATAAAAACTATATCCCTGGTCAATGTTTGTACCAAAGTGTATGTTTCCGTTAGAAAAAACACTCATTCTGGTTGTGGTAGGTGTTGCACCCGAAGCCCCATATTGAAGTTCCAACATATTCGCTCCAGTGTAATCATTTGACCAGCGATATCTTCCACCACCAGTTTTTCCAGTTTCCAAATATCCGCTTCCTGAAGATTCAACACGAATCCCATCTACGTTTCCAGTAACAACGTGAAGTTTGTTTGAAGGGGAAGCAGTACCAATCCCAACACTTGTTCCATTGTCAAATATTTGACTATTGCCAATAGTTCCCGATGCCGTAAACTTGGACACATAGTTCGTAGTACCTGACCCACCGACCTTTCCGTTAAATGTAGTCCAATCAGCCGAACTCAAAGCCCCACGATTCGTTGCCGATGCAGTCGGCAGATTGAATGTATGCGTTGCCGTTGAACTTGAAATCGCAAAATCCGTCCCACTTGTGCCGGTGGCAAAATACTGACTTGCCGCCGTCAATCCATTCAACGATCCCAAACCAGTCGTGAAGGTCGTGTGTACCTCCCCAACATAGCCATTTTGAGTGTACAATGTGACCGTTTTGCCGTTGGTATTTGTGATGTAAAATTGAATGATGATTCGGTCAGTAACTGCAATTGATGTTGTTGGTACTGATATTGTCCAAGTGTACAAATCAATGCTTGGTCCATTGGTAATTTCTTCAATTGGAGAGGTCGCAATGGTTGTGATTGTTGAGCCATCCCATTTTTCCAAAACGGCCCAAATTTGGGCATGGTTAGCACCTCCACCCGTTTCACTCAGCCACGCATCAATTGTCCAAGATCCTGCCGGAATTTGCAAAAGGCCCGGTTTGTTTGAATCTGTTATGAAATTGGCAATGGCCCCAGTAGTGGATTTTGTAAAGTTGGCCGCCGCCCCAGTATTTGCCGTGTCTCCCAATTCATACATTGGCAAACCGCCAAACGTACCCATTGAAACGCCACCATTGAAGTAATAAATTTTACCACCTCCACCACCGCCTCCAACACCAATGGAATCACGGAAAGCAAATGTGTGTGTGCCACCTTTGACATAAAAAACCGAATCCGAACCGGGTTTCCGATACACATTTGTCATCCACAAACCAGCCGTGTCGCTTGGACTAATACTGCCTCTCAATTTAATCCATTGAGTCCCGGTATATTGATAAATGGTCGAATCAGTTGTCCGATAGAACATCGCACCCGGTCCCGTTCCACCACCCGTCCGAAGGCTTGGGGTTGAACCTGAAGGCAATGTAAATGTTGAGTCAAATTTGCCAGCAATCCATTTGTAACGGCCATTGATATTGGTATAGTTTGAAAACTGACCAAAGACCTGAAAGGTTACCAACAATAAAAATAAACCAAGTATTTTTTTCATATGTCTCCTATTATTATTTGCACTTTTTCACCCGGATTGAATGGGGCCGAAAATTTCAGATACCCATAGCTGTTTGAATGTTGGACCTGACGGCTTCCAATAACCTCAAAAAGACTATTGGAAACAATCACATCAAATTCCATTCCTTCCCTTGCACAAAACAAAAGTTGTGTGTAGGCCAACTCGGAATCATAAATAAACTGATCCCCCTCATTTGTATCGTATAGAAATGTCCGTGTCATTAATCTTTCCACATTACCCAAACCGTCTCCCCTGGGTTAAAGGGAATATTTGAATCAAATGTTATCGTCCCAGCCCCCGAATTAACACGGGCCTCCCGATTCGTTGCCGTACCGCTAAAAATGGGGTCATAAACAGTACCCTCACGGGCAATCGCCAACACGGTTTTGCCGGTCAGGGTTTTACTATTCACCGATGCCCCCGATATTTCATAAGTCCCGGCCGTAGTGGTCCAATAGTCGGAATCCACGTTTTCATCAACCCCACCACTTGACGGGCTGGCATCAATCGTAAACGCACCCGTCCCGACTATGTTGACCGAGGCCTGAACCCAACCCGAAACGTCCCCCGAAATAGGCAGATTTTCAATAAGGGCAAACCCCTCAATGGTCTTTACATCCCCGTCCTCATTGGTAAACTCAAACTGCCATTCCCTTTCGGCCCTTCTAACCCCATCCTGAAGCAAATAAAAGGGCGAATAACGATTCGATGTGTTGTCGGTGACCAAAACCCCAGCGGCCGATCCTGACCAATCTGAACGCCTCACACGGCGTTTGGGAAATAGTCCGTCATTCACACCCGTCCGCAAAATGATTTCATTGGTAAAGTCAAACGAACATGATTTTGAACAAAAGACGGGAAACCATGAGGCCCCGACCTTTATGCTGGCAATCATATTTCGACCTTGTACCGCTTTACTATCCGTCATTGTTCTAAGTATTTGAATGAATGCCCCGTGTAAACTTTGGAAATGGTATAGTCAAGGACCTCAATAAACACCCCATTCCATTCGCACAAATCAGGGTCCTGATCAAAATGCAACAATTTGAACTTTTTGTTTGTGGTGGCTGGGTGGGCATCCTGTAGAAAAAACGAATGCATCAAGTCAGGCAAATCGTACCGATCCAACGAATCCAAAACATAGGTGTCAAGGCCGTCAATCGTACCCTCAAATATACTAAAAACCCGATTGTACTGATTCCAAACGGCCTCAGATTGAATCTGTCCGTATGGCTTTATGTATTCTGAACTGGGAGGCCCGGATGGGAAAACCGCCCCATTGTAGAAACCCTCGGTAAACCCATAAAGGTTTTTGGATATTGTACAACTGACCGTCTCCGATGCCGTTGTGACATTGACCGTGATGACCGTTGCATTGGCAATGGTCGAATAAAACAGATCTGTCACACGGGCGTAAATGTTGTTACTGGTTGTCCCCGTTATAGTAATCATCATCCCCAGCCTAAATGTAACCAATTGCATCCCATTAATTTGGAACGAATTGCCAGCATTGAAAAGTACCGACCCGGTGTAAATTGCAGATGTGCCAGTCACCTTTTGCAAACATCCTTTGTAAATAAGGCTCGGCCCGTCCGAAATATAAACCTCTTTATCACGGCTTGCCTTGTAATCACCCGACTGCTCAACTTTATGTTCCTGAGCCTTGTATCTTAAATAGGAGCCATTGACCCAAGGGATGTATTCAAATTGAACATTTGAAAAATAGGTTGCACGGGTCCCCCCGTATAGGCTTGATCGATACAACAAAATGCGGACCTCTCCAGTAACGGGAATCTCAGCGGCCTCCCCATCATACAACCCAATGGCCTCAGTCAAATCATTGACAACATCCCCCTCAATGGCGAAATATTTTTGATTCGTCCGAAATGTGGATGTGCATTGAACCCATTGGATTTCGTTGTTTGCCGTGTTTCTCCCTTGGTGTGTCCAGTAGGTCCCGTCAGATCCATACAAACGGACCTGAACGTGTAAATCACGGAATGTTCCCGAACCACCAACATCCGAACTCAACCGCCTTTCAAGGCTCAGATTGAACTTATCTTTTGCCCGAACCGGGATTGGGTCGGACATTACAAATGTGAACCTTGTTGCATTTGCATCTAAATTCAACGAATGGGAAAATTCGTTTCCGTATTCGTCAAATAGCTTTTTGATATAGATGCCAGTCGCTTGGTAATCGTCCGAACTTGTATTTGACCACAATGGGTCCCAGCAATCAACCGTGTAACTTTTGGCCGTGTATGTTTTGCCATCAACCGTTTCATCCGGCAAATCAGCAACAAAGTCCCCCCGATTCAACTCAATATTGCACGGGATTTCATCGGGAAGCACAAAATTGTAGATGTGACGGGAGTATTTATATGGCCTTTGTAGTGAAACCTGGGCATCGTCATTCATAAATCCCATTTGATAAAGGGACATATTTGAACCGATGTATTTATTGTATGCTTCGGAAGGCAATTGGCTTGAAATAACCCCGTTTGAATTAAACCGAACTTGTATAGAATCGGCCCAGTCAAATTCATCAATGGCACGAATGTACCATTCATTTTTTTGCTGGCTTAACTCACAATATTCGCCCAATATCTTTTCAAGGACTGTAAAACAATCCTCATATTCATTTGGTCCACTTGCAAAGGTTTGGGCATCCACATAAATTGTGTGATACATATGCCCCAAATATGTGGTCACTTGGGTAGATTCCTTTACGTTCATTTCAGCCACCAAGGTTTTATCCAACCCCGTTTTGGCAAGGCACCCAGCAATGTAATCAGCCAACCGATTTGGCCCCTTGAATTGGTTGCCATCGTAATCAGTCAACGGCACATCTTTAAGAAACCCAAGGCCATCCGTTGCCGTCAAAACCAACACATTTGGATCAGGCTGGAAATCTTGCCGAAGGTCGCTAATGGACAACCACCCCTCAAAGATGATGTTGTCCGTGTAATTCATGCAGATTTGAACCTTATATTGATTGTCCCCACCAGCCCCGAAAGTCATGATATTGATGTTCGGGTTTGTATGTAGGCGAATTTCAGCCGATTTTGACCGTATGGGGGTGAACTTATCCTCGTCATTATCAATCACCCGAATGGTCACGGGGTTGTCGGCCAAATCAATGTCAATTTGTTGATTCGATGTGTCCATTTGGTCAATGATTAGGACAATGACATTTTGCTCAAGCCCCTCATTCGTTGAATAAAGGACCTGACTATTGGTAAACTCTCCCCGGTAGGTTTTAGGCATTCACTCGGTTTTGACTGCGTTGTGTTCTCGCAGATGCCAACAAAATATCGTTACCACGGACAATTGAACGGCCACCCATTGACGTTGCAAAGGCTGGTCGGCCATTGAATGATCCCAATTGATTATTTGGCAAAATATTGCCACTTACTGAAGGCACAAATAACTCAGGCCCACGTTCACCCACGATGTAGGGAGCCTGACCAGTAACCGGGCCTCCATTGGCCCTAAATCCTAACAAATTGGCAATCCCAGTTGCCCCAAGGGCTTGTGACCCACCTGGCACAAATGCATTGACAATTGCCCTAAATATTAAGGCTTTTATTGTTGCCTGTACTAATTCCAAAACAAACCCTTTCAATGATTTGCCCAATGCAGTAAAAACATTCTCACCCTCTAAAATTGAACCAAATGCCTGTCCAAATGCATTTGAAATGCCATTGGCCACATTTTTACCCAACTCCAATTGGTTTTCAAGGGCCGTTTTTTGCTTTTCTAATGCCTTGGTCACATTGGGCGAAATGGCTGACGGCTTTAATGGTTTGATATTTTTTTCAATGCTTTGATTGATTAATTTGCCAATCTTTTGTGCCTCGGTTAATATCTCAGGGGCTTGTAAGGCTTGCAAAACTGGGTTGACAACATCAAACCCAACTTGTATTTTATCAAATTCGCCTTGTATGTCTTTTTCAACTTTCTTTTTATCAACCTTTACCTTTCCAACTTTTGGTGGCTTAATTTCAGGAACTTCAACAACTTTTGACAATTCAGTCAAATCATTTGTTAATCTTTGTACTTCCTTTTGTAAGGAATTTATTTCTGCTTTTTCTTGATCATTTTGTTTTTTTCTATCAGCAGCAATTTTTGCTCTTACACCGTATAAATCATCCTCACGATCTATTTGTAAGCTTAGATTTTCTAAGCTTTTATTCGAATTTTCTTGTTCTTTTTTCTTGGATTCTAAAAGATCACGTTCGATTCCAGTCGCCGTTACACCTTGAGCCTTTAATAGTTTTTCTAATGTTTGTTCGAGTTGTGCTTGTTTTATTTTGGCGGCAACAACATTTTTCAGATTAGCAATGTAGTTAGCATATGCTCCATTTAATCCAATAACTTCATTCCCTTCTAATTTGAGATTTTTGAATACCTCTGGTTGTATTTGTTGCAATTCCTTAATTGCTGCCAATTTTCTTTCCCTTGTTTCAGTCTCATTTTGTAGAATTGCAATTAATGAACCAACATTTGCAGCCTCTTTTGCTACACCTGAATAAATGCCGTCAATTGAATTTTTTAGTTTGTCTGTTTGTTCTGCCGTTTTTTCTGCCTTTTTACCAGTGCCAAATATTTGGTCACCAAATGCGACAAGTAATGACGTACCAACCGATATGGCCAAACCAATACCAGCCGGACCAGCTAATGATCCTAATAAAGCCTTAAATGCCCCACCAGCCGATCCAGTAGATGATTTTAATCTACCAAATGATTCAATTAGTGGGTTAATGTTATTTGCAATACCAACAAACCCATATGGGGCATCTTGCACAACCCTTCCCAAATCGGTCATTGCCGATGTGGCTCGCCTTGTCGAATCGTTACTTTTATCTAATGCCCCACCAGTTGCCCTTGTAATTTGGGCCAATTCTTGTTTTTTCTTAGCTATTTGCTCAAGGGCAGTTGCATAAAACTTTTGTGATTGGGTGTTGGCTAATTTTTCCTGAAAGTATTTAATTGAATTTTCAAGGTATTGAACACGTTGTTGCACAAGGTTCATGCCTTGAACGGCCTCACCTACGTTCGCACCTAATTTGAAAACCATTTCAGCCGCCATTCCCTTGCTTTTTTATTGTGTTCAATGCCTCTCTTTCTCGTTTCCTTTTGAGCAAGTCTTTAATTTGCTCACGATTCAACTCAACCTTTTCCTCCAGTTGCCATGAATCCATGACAAACCTCGCCCCTTGGCCCTTGCCAATGAATGCCTCACAAATGAGGGCAGTTTGAAACCGCAACAATTGGCTTTCAACCTTTACCTTTTCAATGTAGCCTTTCCTTAAAAGGAAATAGTCCTCAACCTCAAGGTCATAGAACTGATCAGGCAACAACCCTATTTGACCGAATGCCTCGGCCCTTAATTCGTCCCAGGTTAGGGATTTGGCACCTGGGGTGGGGCTTCCCCCGTTTCGCTTGGCTTTTGAGCCTCCACGAACTTATTGATCAACTCAACCGCATCCATGTCAGTCATTTCACCGACCCAGTTTTGGCAGTCCTCAATTGTCACAAATTCCGTCGATTTTGTGACCTTTTTGTAGCAATTGATACCAGCATAGACAATGCCAACAATAAAGTCGAATTGCTTGGCCGGGTTACTTACAAAGTCGTTCATTTGGAGGGGATCGGTGGTTGTGGCCTCCCCGAAATACTTGGAAAACCACAACCGTCCGAAATCCAATGTTTGTTCAACTCCCCCGATGGTGTGTTTTGTTTGTCTCATTGATTAGGATTGTGGTGTGATGTCAATGTCTCCATCGATTTCGATGGTCATTGTGAACTTAGCAGTTTGACCGCTGGTGTTTTGTTGACCGAGGGCTGAAATCCAACCATAGCCACCATGATAGATGTCATTGTTGGAATCAGTAAGATGCCAATACTTTTGGGTGTTGTTTTGATACAACACTTGGAAGTCATTGTAACTTGCCTCACCAGCATCAGGGGCAACGTCAACCACCGCATTCAATGTAAAACGGTTGTTTGCCGGACCCATAGATTTCAGAACTCCGCAGTTAGTTTCATCACTTACTACGTTGCGACTGCCGTCAAACGATCCCTCGCTTTGACAAACAGCCGACTTTTTTGCACCACTTGGCGTATCCGAATATTCAATGAACATCACGGAGCCGGAGATTGTTGTTGGAGCAGCCATTTTTTTCTTGTTTTATTTTTGTGTTAGAAAATGCTCAAATCGTTTAATAATGCGAAATATCTTTTCTGAATCATTGTCCTCATATATTTCGTCCTGACTTTGCAATGTTATTTGTGTGATAATATGGTTTTGCAAAGGTAGGTTGTATTCATTTGGCCAATACATTACTGAATTGTTGACCGTTTGTGCGTATGATGAGGCGACAGATGTGTTTGCGATGACTGGGAATTTGGTAACAATTTCGACAATAATTACCACAGATTTGAACCACCCACTATTGGTAGGTCCCAAATCAGTCGCACCCTCAGCACGGACCAAAATGTAGTCACCGTCTTGGGTTGCTGGAACCGCATCCTTAAATACGGGAATGGCAAAATTTATATCCAGCCTTTTGTACCAAGCCTCTTTCACCTCAAATATTGCCTCGTTATATGCCATTCAAAATTGCGTTTAATCTTGACAATAAATTGGTCCGCACCGTTGCAACGTGTTTATAGAAAAACGGCTTTGGTGATATACCATTTCGATAAATAGACCGGGCAATCAAAAAGGCCACGTTGTCGGCCTTGCCTTTGGTAGCTATTTTCTTGCGAATTACCCAGCCTTTAATGGTCTCAATGAGAGACAATGCCCCCGTCCCTTTCATGCCTCTAAATTGAGCCGCAACATCCTCCAATCCATTTGGAACCCTTGTTTTGCCTTTGGTCCCAAATTCAATGAATGGGGCGTAAAATGTTCCGGCAAAAACCTCATATGTCATCGGATCTAATTGCCGATGGCCAATGGATTGTTGTAACGTCCCACGATCTCCCCCATTTGGGGCGGCCGACCTTTTGGCCAATGCCTCAAATTCCATAGCAGATGCCCTCAATTCAGCCGATACCTCAGCCTGAATCTCCTTGCTTGCAGATTCAATCCGTTGCCGGAATAGATCAAGTCCTATGGCATTAGCTTTGAACACTTGCAGAAACTAAAAGGTTGAATCGTTTTTCGTTTATCCGTTCGATATTGGTGATGGCATAAGTATCACCAAAATAAAGAATTTTCCATTCTCCAATCAAAATCGTGTTCGTTCTGAACCATATTTTGAATGTTTTTTGACTTGACAATGTGGTCCGTCCATCCACTTGACTACGTCCACCGCCATTGTCTGTAACCTCAGCCCACGCATTCCAATACTGGGCCGTCTGAGTCGGGTTTCCACCCTCGTCAAATGTTATTGTGTACCTAACCAATTGAATTGGCTTGTATTCTCCTACCCCAGCCATGTCAATGATTGTTTATAGGACGAGGCTAAAATCATGGCCTCTTTGCTTATTCCGTCAACATTCACATCCCCCCGGTTGATATACCTATAGGCAATCTCTTTGAACATGGCATCCTTTAACCGCTTGGGTAATGTTGTAAACCCAGCATCGTAAAGCATTACCAAATTGCCATAAGTAGGGGTTTTCAATATCCGTTTATTTGAACTGGTTGTGAACTCCAATTCATCGGTTGCCGTTGATTCCCCTTGTGGGTGTAGTTCAATGATGTCCAAAACTGGACCGAAAGGAATCTCAAAATTCCCATCGTAATTGTCGAACTCAATTTGCCATGTTTTGGGTACAAATGACAATCCAGTATATTCCTCAAGGGCTTCACGGCTTGCCGTAATTAGGCCCAAAATATATGTATTATCATCGTTGAATGTAGGCGTAATGCTCGTATTGTCATTGATAAATCCCTCCAAACGAAGGTAGTTTTTCACCTCTGCCAAAGTTATTGGCTCAACGATGCCGGATTCGTTGGTTTGATCCTCCCAGTCAATTAGCAAATTGTAGTACATAGTTTCTTAAAAATGGGGGCCAAGTTACCCCGGCCCCCGGTTCACCACATCAAACAAACAGCACCATCTTAGGATACGTTACCAAAGTCGGCATAGATAGCCGCATCAGTACGGAGGAGGTTGATGTCCTCGAAGCACTCAACACGGGCAGTTACCAGGTTACGCTGGAAGTTGTCGGAATCTTCGTAGCTGAACTCAACACGAAGGCTCTCGGTCTCAACACGCTCAACGTAGTCGGCATCAATGATCAGGGCCTTGTCATCAGTTACCCAAGATGCACCGATAACGGGTACACCGCAGATACGGATGTTTCCGGCAGGATCAATGATAACTCCACCAGGTACAGAGTAGTCGGCTGGCTTGGTTTTCAGAAGGCGCGCCCACTGAGAATAGTTAACCAACGCAAAAGAGGCGTTAAAGTTAGCATTCAGTTGGTTTGCAATCCAGTCAACCAATTGCTCAGCATCAACACTTGCGGAAGTAGTTGTGCTACCAGTAGCGGCAGAACTAACGGCAGAGAAGAAAGTAGCGTTTTCCTTTTTGTAGAAATCACGCAACAACATACGCTGCAGGGAAGTCTGAAGGAAAGGCAGTTGGAACATCATTTGCTTGCTGAAACGAGCAAAACCAGCGATGTAATCAGATACAACCTTCACCTCAGTCAGATCGTAGTCGATTTGACCTTTTGCGTTACCTTCAGTCTGAACGGCCAAAGCACCTTCAGTTCCGGTTTCACGGTAGGTTACATAAAGACCAGTCGGAGACTGAGCAGTAGGGATAAGGTCACGGAAGTTGATTTTCTCAGAAGGAACAAGACCTTGACGTGTGTTGTAAGTAGCTACACCGTCACCAGTCAGGTTGTTGCTCAGGGTCATAGTACCCACGGCCTTCAGATCCAAAACCAATTTCGCATTGCGATTCTTTTGGAACTCTTTGATTTCGGCTTGCTTGCTTTCAAATGCCTCAGCAATTGTCTCGCTGAAAGAATCACCGAAGGACTTGTTTTTCTTTCCTTCGATTTGCTTTGCATTTTTAGCGGCAATCAGTTCGTCCAAAGCCTTTTGGTTGGCTTTAGCGGCTTCGTCCATAGTTACGAGGGCAGTTTTAACCTCGGCAACTTGACCTTTTACGTCAGCAATAGCGGCCTCATTGGCGGCTTTCATCGTATTAACTGCATCGGCGGCTGATTTCACCTCTGCAACGATTTGATTCAAATTTTCCATTTTCAGTTTTTGATGGATTTGATTAAATTGTTTATTTCGTCTTGCAACTCACTCATGTCCAATTCCGGCTCAACTGTCTCCTCAACGGGTTGAGTGGGTTCAATTTCCATTGTGATAATGCACTTTAACGCTTCATTGATTTGAGCCAGACGGATGTCCATAAACTCAAAGGCTTCATCCGTGAATCGGCCATCCCGTAGGGATTTGACCAACAAATTCAATTCTCGGCTCAGTTTTTCGTGTTCTGTTACGATTTCCTCCTTGGTAAATGACTTGCCAACGGTCATGGTTGGGGTCATTGGATTGGCTCCCCAAAGTACGGCAGAACCTTCATACAAAAACACCTCTTTGATCAAATTAAATGGCTGGTCACCTTTAACGGCCTCCGACTTAATGGTCCGAAACCCAATTGAATGTTGGTTAATGTGTCCGGATTTGTAGAACTCAAGGACATCATTGCCCCATGTCGTATTTGGGATGTTGGTAACGCCGACAAGGAAATCCCCTTCCGTGTAGATTTCGGAAAACTTGCCAACGGCCGATTTCAGGGATGGATTGTGGTCAGTCAGATGCCAAATCAAATTGGCACCCTTTGGTCCACGTTCTGTCAATGTTTTAGTATAGGCACCGTGTTCAATCACGTCCCCATCATGGTCAACATTGCCCATTTTAGAGATGGCCACCTTTACACGGCGGTCATTCTCAGACACATCACGGACTGAGTCCGCAATCATTTTTTGTTCAAAATATGTTTTCATTCTCTTTGTTTTCAAAAGTAGGGGGCCAGTCCCCGGTTTTTATCATGTTTCGGTAATGCCCGTAGGCGGCTGGTCACCCCTTTATTTTATATTCACCATAGCTTTTTCGTATCAATCGTCCGCTTGCATCCCTCTTTGGTGTGGCCGCCCAGGTACAACGGCAGTTGATTACCATTGCCGCCGATCCTTTAGGTGCCATTGGGTATGCAATCCGTTCACCACTCCTGGGATCAACGAAATCGGCCTGAAAGTCCACTTTTTGCCCATCCATATGGTAGTGGTCCTTTTTATCCTTTGGCTTCCGTCCCCTTGTTCGGATATCTCGAAATGCAAACCATTCCTTTTGCATTTCATATCCAAACGACTCGGAGGCAACCGCCACCCCAGTATTGGCCGCCCGTCCCACCTCGGTCCGAACAATCCGTTCGGCTTGCATCTTAGTGAATGTGTCCCGTTGGAGAATCTTTACCAATTCATCCACAGTCAACTCATTTTTGATGCCATCGGCCAAAACCAAAAGCAAATGGTCCCTCAATGTCTGGCTGACCCCGAAAGTTGCGTATTCCAATAAGGTCTCACGCAATATCCGAATAATGTCAGCCATCCATTGCTCATTTTGACCAAGTGCCTTTTGTTGCACCTCCGCCTTCAATCTTCGGTTGGTCTGTTTGCCATGATACAAACCAACCTCCCGATACATTGCCAACAACGGCTTTTGCAGTTGCTGGTTGAGGATTGTTTGGCTCAAATCGGCCTCAGCCTTTCGGATGCCTTTGGATTTCAAGTCGTCAATCAAAGAACTCACAACCCCGTCAAGGGCCTTTTTGATTTTGGGTCGGAACTTTACCTCAAACCTCCGATTGGCTCGGTGGTACTGAAGCAAATATTTGTCTTTTTCCTTCCCATTCATCAATCAGTCGTTTTCGTAAGGCCTCACGTTTGGCCTCCATTCGTCTTTTATGTAAAGCACAACATCCTTCCTTTTTTTCAATTGGATAGATGCTATACACTTGTTTCTCAATCAAATAATTCTCCAACGTCACCGATTTCATCAATCACATCAGTATTGTTGTCATAGTGTTCGTAGATCCCCAATGACTTGATTTTCTCAATCTTGGCCTTATTGGACCCAGTTGCAAAAACCCGTGAATGTGGAATCCCGACCTTGTCAGCCACCTTTAACATCCCCTCTTTGTCTGACCGGGCTGAAATAATGTAAACCAAATAGCCCTCGGCAATCTTTTCCTTGGCCATCATTTGACCTTTGGCAGTTGACAAAACCCCATCAAAATCAAAACTCACCTTTTCATTTTCGGCCTTGAAACCTTTGGCCAATTCCTGACTAATTGGGCTGACATCCTCACCAGCGGCCAAATCCGACTGCATATCCCAGTCCGACAAAGGCATACCCATGTCGGGGGTGATCCACGGCTCGTCAAAGTATGGATTGTCAATAGTTTCAAGCCCCAACAAATTGCGTTGCTCATTCGGTGACAATCCTTTCAAGGTATTAACCCAAGTTGATTTTTCTTTGATGTCTTCCTGCAATTCGGTGAACACCGTTTGGTCAAAGTCAACATAAAGGCCCTTCCCTGCATATCCCCAATCGCTATTCAGTTTCCGATTCAGATGATTACGGAAGGAAACCAGCAAAGGCATTGCACAACGTGTTGTAAGGGCCTTTTCAGCCTCTTTTACGTTGTTATATGTGCTGGATTCAGAATCACCAACCAATTGAGCCGGGACCCCGTAAATCGAACAGAAACGTTTAAGGTCCCACTTTTCGGATTCAATGATGGCAAGGTCAACCGGGGACAACCCGACCTCTTGCCAACCTAATTTATAACCACTCACCCCAATCCGTCCGTGATTTTCTGCCCCCACCCATTCGCCACGGGTCAATTTTTCCTTTATGGCCTGGACTTGTTTAGCTGAGTCCATGATTGATGCACCACCATTGATTACACGGGGGTCATCCATGTAGAGGACACCTTTGACACCCTGATTTTGGAACATGGCGGCAGATGCTCGTACTGCATCGTTTGAACGAGAGATTCGGCGAAGGGCTGCACGTAGGGGGGACATTCCGTATAGGTGTGACCCGTTTACATCCCATTGGTAGTTTTGAAACTTATCATGCAAAACTGATTCCTTACTGAAATTCAATCCGGCCTCCACCGTCATGGTGTAACCAGCCTCCACAATCGGGAACACATTGGTTTTGGCAATGATGCTCACCTGATCGTAGGGAAGAGTATGGAGGGCGTATGGTTTACCCTGATTAGCACCGGCATCCAAACGCTCAGCCCAAATGCAACGGCCACCAGTCAACAGTTTGTAGCCACTTGAATTGGCCACCATATCCTGCATGGTTTCGTAGTCATTTGGATATTTCATCAAATCCGACAAACGATCAACTTGGACCAACTCCAAAGCCTTGGCCTTGTATTGTTGTGCCAATTTGATGTCCTCGGATGTCAAGGATTTTTTCCGCATCAAACCTTGGTAGGTTTTCATGGCCGATTCATCAATGACCTTGTAAACGGCCCACTCAGGCAATGCTACCTTATCGGTAATTAGGGAAACAACAGAATAAATGACGTCATTGACTTGGTACCCATCAATGATGTAGTTGGTACGGTTGTCGGCAATTCCTACGAATGTGCCATTTATCATTGAGTAACTGGAGAAAGGCTGACCCACCGTGTTAATCGGTAAGGCCTTACCAGTCAAAGCATTCCACGCATCTTGAAACCGTCCCATTGTTATATTTTACCAAGCCAAAACCTCAAATTTGGGCTTGTTTAATTTCGTATAAATAGCGTATCTCATAGCATCCAAGGCATGGTCATTGAACTTAACGGGGACCTCATCCGGGTGAATTTTGCCGTCTTTGTCCAGTTTCCACTTGTAGGACCGAATCTCTTTGATTAGGTTTGACGAATCCGGTGTGATATACAACGGCATTGATTTGACCTTTTGTATCCCGGCCCAAACATCCTTTTCGGCTGGTTTGGCATTGTATCCAGCCCTTGTCAACTCCTCAATCGTTTTCGGCTCGGCATTATCACAAAACATCTCATCGTGCCGTTCAATTCCGAGGTCCTTCATCCGTTCA